GACGTGTACGCGCTCAGCGGCACCACCCCGGCGCTGGACCCAGACAACGGGTCCATCCAAACGTGGACTCTGTCCGGTAACTCGGCACCGTCTGAAAGCCTTTCCGCCGGTGAGGCGATTACGCTGATGGTTGACGATGGGACGGATTACACGATCAACTGGGCCACCAGCATGTCTGTCACATGGGTCAACAACGGCGGCTCTGCCCCGACGCTCGCCACGACGGGATACACGGTCATCGCTCTCTGGAAAGTATCGACGACGCTCTACGGCGCACTTGTGGGGGATGGTAGCTGATGCTGTGGAGCAAGGTGGCAGGTGCAGGCGGAACGATTGGCGGTGGCGGAGAACCTGTGTATACCGGTGGTTATTTAGCTTCAGCCGGGGATGCTGATGATAAAGCAACCTACACATTCCCGTCTATGAATATCGGAACAGCCGCTTCAGATAGAATGGTTCTTATTGCTATTCACTATTTTATTAACAGCTATCGATCAGTAAATTCTGTTAATATTGGTGGTTTATTTGGAACAAAAGTTACTCAAGCAGCGGGCGGATCAGCTTGTCAAGTTGCACTTTTTAGGTCAAACGTAACTTCTGGTACTACAGCATCAATTTCTGTTACTATTTCGGGGGGAGCTTCAAGGTGTGCGATATCTACTTATGCATTTTATGGTTTAAGTTCACAAACACCAGAAGACACAAGTGCTAATGGTGGAGTTTTTGATATTGCCTCTACGTCTTTATCCACTACTTCAGGAGGACTTGTATTCCATGCAGGCTCAAATTTTGGTGGTGCTGCAGGGGTATGGACCAATCTGACGCCTTCAATAGAAGGGGTAAACGAAGGTCAATATTATTCTTCTGGATTTATGACAGGAACTGGAAGTACTATGAATGAAAGCCTAGATGCGCCTGGTAATAATAGAGTATCTCTTGTTTCTGCAGCGTGGTATTAATAAACAAAGGAGACCACCGTGCCCTACCTCAAACTCACAAACGGCGTCCCCGAGACTTACTCAATCGGGCAACTGCGTCGTGACAACTCTAACGTCAGCTTCCCGAAGCAGCCCAGCGATGCACTGCTGGCCGACTGGGACGTGTATCCCTACACAGTCCTGCCGCAGCCGACGTACGACGAGCTCGTGCAGAAGATTACCACCGCACCTTTCGAGCAGGTGAGCGGTGCGTGGCTCCAAGGCTGGACCGTCGAAAACCTTCCGCAAGACGATGCCGCAAGCAATGTGCGCAGCAAGCGGGACGGTTTGCTTGCCGAGTCGGACTGGACGCAGGTCGCTGATGCCCCTGTGGATCAGGCCGCATGGGCAAAGTACCGCCAAGCGCTGCGGGATGTTCCCTCGCAGGCTGATTTCCCGTACAATGTGACATGGCCCACTGAACCGGAGTGAGTAAATGCTCGGCTTTTCACCCCTCGCGAGTGCGCCCCTAGCGGATGACGCCGGGGTCGTAAGCCCGAGCGTCACGGTTCTCGTCACTGGTGTGTCCGCCACCGGTGCTGTCGGCACGGTTTCTGTTTCTGCAGCGGCTTCGACCACCGCCACTAGTGTGTCCGCAACCGGTGCGGTCGGTTCCGTCTCTGTTTCCGTTGTCGCCAATGTCAACGTCTCTCCGTCAGGCGTATCAGCCACTGGTGAGGTTGGCTCGGCAGTCGCAACGGGCGGTGCCTCGGCTACTGCCACGGGCGTTTCCGCCACTGGTGAGGTTGGCTCTGTCACGGTCCGTGCGGGCATAAATGTCACCGGTGTATTCGCTACCGGTGAGGTTGGCTCTGCAGTAGCAGCGGGTGGCGCCTCGATTACTGTCACCGGCGTGTCCGCCACTGGTGAGGTTGGCTCGGTTTCCGCAGGCGCGATCACCTATGCTGCCTTGACTGGCGTAGCCGCCACTGGCGCGGTCGGTTCCGTCAGCATAGCAACCACGACTGGTATCCCCGTCACCGGCGTCTTCGCCACCGGAAGGGTCGGTCAGGTCACCGTCTGGGGCAAGGTTGTGTCCGCTGGCGTTGATTGGGAAGATGTCCCAGCCGCCGCGACCATTTGGCAGGAAGTTGATCCGCCGTCGGGCGACTGGTCGAAAATAGCTGCATAAGGAAAATCAAAAAAAATGGAAACTGTCCTTCAATACTGGCCGATTATGATGGGCTTCGTGGGTTTTCTTGTGTGGCTTATCAGGCTGGAAGGACGCTCTGTGGAGAACACCAAAGAGATCAAGCGGCTTTGGAACCAGCGTAAGGAAGACCTTGATGCCTCCAAGGAAGCGCGCGAAGAAACGAACAAGATGCTTGGTGAGATCAGGGACGACATTAAGGCGCTTATCGCAAGGGTCGGCAAATGAAAATGCACCAACTACAGCGCCAAGCCTACATCATGGCCTCGGAAGAGAAGGGTCTGCGCGAGCTACGCGGGCCTGAGAACAATCCAAGCGTTGTGCAGTTCTTTGCTGACGTGGGGCATGGTTGGGTTAAGGACGATGAGACTGCGTGGTGCGCAGCTTTTGTCGGTGCCATGTTAGAACGGGCTGGGCTTCGATCCACCCGAGCATTGAATGCGCGGTCCTATCTTGAATGGGGCCAAGAAGTCAGGCTGGAGGATGCGAAGGTTGGAGATATTCTTGTTTTCTGGCGCAATAGCCCCGACGATTGGCGGGGTCATGTGGGGTTTTTCGTCAATCGAGCTGGCACTCACCTTGAGGTTCTTGGTGGCAATCAGTCAGATGCCGTGACGGTTCAGCGCTATCCTGTGAGCCGCCTTCTTTCTGTGCGACGGATGCCTGCCGATGAAGATCATGTTCCGCAAACCCGCGTTCCTGTCCTTGATGCTCAGCCGCCTCGCCCTGTCAAAGAGGGTCCGCTGGTTAAGCTCATCAACAGACTGTTTTCCTTTCTCAGCAAAGGTGGACCGGCATGAGATACATTCGACCGACAAGCCTGACGTGGTGGGCTGGCCTGAGTTCCATCGCGATTGGTATTCTGATGTTGTCTGGTGCAGGCGGTTGGGCAAATGAGCTTGGCCGCTTTGTTACTATTCTGGCAGGCGGTCAGGACGCTTCGCCCGCCGCTTTGATGGCGCTTGGCACTGGCCTGATTGGCATTCGTGACAAGCTGTCTCGGGTGTTTGGCGATGAGTGAGATTATCATTGGCTTAGGTGCCTTGTTGATTAGCGCAATGTCGTTGTTCCTCGGGCAATTGTTGGGCCGCGTCAGCGGACGCAGAGAGGGCCGTCAGGAGGCAGAAGATGCTGCGATGCGTGACACTACCGAGCGAGTGGAAAGGGGCCGTGAGGCGGTCTCTGCTGGCCGCTCCGATGATCCTGTTGACCGGCTGCGGTCTAACGAGGGTAGCTGGCAGTGAGGGCGGGGCGGGCTGCGTCTCTTATCAGGAAGCGCGCCTGTCTCTACCGCCTGTGGAAACGATTACCGAGGTGCCAGAGGCTTGGGCGTCGTGGATAGCTGATCTGGATGACAGGATGACAGGTACGTGCAGGTAGCCTCTGCCTGTGCTATATCTAAGGCAACGAAAGGGGTTATATCATGGCCACCACAACCAATTACACCTGGGACTTGCCCACCGTCGGTGGCGACGAGGACACCTGGGGGACAAAAATAAACGGCAACTGGACTGCGCTTGATACGCTTCTTGGCGGCGTCAATGCGACTGAGTTTGCCATTCTGGACGGGGCAACGGTCACGACCGCCGAACTGAACCTGCTGGACGGCGTGACGTGGACGCTGACCGACTACAATACACTGACGGCCACGGCGGCGGAACTCAACCTGCTGGACGGCCTGACGGCGGTCTCTGGGGCTGATACGACTATCGTCACGGGGACGGCTGGAACGGATGGGCAGTATGCCCAATGGAACGCAGACGGCGACGTTGTTGGCGTAGACATTGACACGCAGTCTCAGGCAACGTGGGAGGCCGGGACCGACACGACAGAAAGCCTTGTTTCGCCAGCGAAGGTGAAGGCTGCGGTTGAGGCGTTGGCTGTTGTTTCGGACTCTTTGGCATCTGACGGATATGTTGAGTTATCAAACGGCTTGATTGTCCAATGGGGGACAATTGCGGGGGACGGTGTCAATAACTCGTTTGTCTCCGCGACGTTCCCGACGACGTTCCCCACCGCGTGTTTCACAGTCGTGGCTGGTCAAATCGGCACACGTGTAGACCAATACACCCCATCGGTCAAAAACATAACCACTAGCGGGTGTGAAATTTCGCACAACACAAGCGGTTATGATCAGACATACATTGCCATTGGTTACTGATGACCTACGTCCCCATAAAAATCCCGCCTGGTTTCTTTCGCAACGGCACCGACCTTGAAGGCGCGGGCCGCTGGCGTGATGGCAGCCTTGTGCGATGGAAAGAGGGTAGCCTGCGCCCGATTGGCGGCTGGCGAGATCGTGTTGCCTCGGCCTATGCCGCCGCGCCGCGCGGGATGCTGGCGTGGGAGGATAACAACGCGGATCACTGGATCGCGGCGGGGACGTATAACAAACTCTACGTCATGATCGGCAGCGCCAGCAGCGCGTCGGATATCACGCCAGTCGGCTTGACGGCTGGCCTTGAAGACGCTGCGGTGAATACCGGGTACGGGGGCGGCACGTTCGGATCAAGTTTCTACGGAACGATCCGACCGGATACCGGCAACTTCTCAGAGGCGACCACTTGGCAGATGGATACATGGGGTCAGTATTTGGTCGCGTGCAGCAGTTCCGACGGGAAGTTGTACGAGTGGCAATTGAACACCGGAACACCTGCGGCTGTTATCAGCAATGCTCCGACCGGATGCTCCGGCGTGTTCTCGACAGAAGAGCGGTTTCTGTTCGCGCTTGGGGCCGGTGGTGATAGCCGTAAAGTTGCGTGGTCCGATCAGGAAGATAACACGACATGGACGGCTGCGGCGACCAATCAGGCTGGCAGTCAAATCCTGCAAACGCCGGGCCGGATCATGTGCGCACAACGCACAAGCGGTCAATCGCTAATCCTTACTGACACAGACGCGCACCGTGCGGTATATGTTGGGCCGCCTTTTGTCTATCAATTCGAGCGCGTCGGGTCGTCTTGCGGCATAATCGCCCGCAAGGC